TGAAGAAGGAAACATAGTAGAAATAGAAGATGAGGAATAATATAGGAGATATATTGGAAGCGTTGTACATACTACTTCTTTTTGTAGGTGGTCTCATACTACAATATAAGTTGTGGGAGTTCGGCATATCTACGTGGGAAAAATGAAACAGATAGATGTAGAAATACCAACCAAGTTATACGAAAAGTTCGTTGAGAAGTACGGTGGAGATAAACCAGCTACAGATCTTTTGTCCCTCAAGATTGAGCAGACAGTTAAGATGGAGCGTTGGCTGATAAGAAAAAGAAAAGAACAACTCGAGGACAAAACAGTTGTCAGCGTTCACATTAAGGAGTATCTGTTCCCATATCTCAACGAGTATTGTATACATCGCAAAATGACAAAGAAAGAAATGGTCGCTAAACTAATTAAGAAATTATGCAAATGAAAGCAGTAGGTTACATTCGTGTATCGACAGATATGCAAGCTGACAAGGGCACTTCTTTGGATAATCAGATAGCTCGAATCAAAGAGTATGCCCGGGACAAAGGTTATGAGCTCGAGCACATCTACGAGGATGCCGGTTATTCAGGTCGCAATACTAAACGACCAGGCTTCCAAAGTATGTTTACCCGGCTGAGGCAGGGTGGCATCAATGCTGTAATAGTATGGCACAGCACACGCTTTGCTCGTAACTTGAAAGATAATATAATCCACATGGCTGAACTTGAGCATCGTAAGATCAAGTTCTATTCCATCGAGGAACCTATGCTATCCGGATCATCAGGCAAAGCTATGCGTAATCTTATGGCTGTATTTGCCGAATATCAATCTGATGTTACCGGTGAGCACACCCGGAGTGTAAAAGCGAATCTCAAAAAGAATTACAAAGTGTATTGTCCTTATCCTCCTATTGGGTACAAGAATCAAGATGGTGTTCTGAGCCCCGACCCCGAGGGTATGGCTGTCGTAGATGATGTGATGCAAATGCATCGCCAGGGCGTACCGCTGTATCGCATTGCCAAAACACTGAACGATAAGGGAATCAAGGGAAGTAAAGGAGGTGTGTTCTATGCCTCAACAGTTAAAAAAATAATCAACAACAAAATTTATGCTACAGATAGAAACTAAACAACAGAGAAAAATTAAAGAACAAATACTCGAAGCCATGGAGGAGGTATTAGGTGTGCCTCGTGAATTGTGGGAGTACAGGAGAACCAGACGGAATGATGAAGTTACCATTAGGCATATCTACGGTTACTTCCTGCGGACCAAAGCTGAAATGACATTGCAAAGCATTGCAAATCAGATGGGCCACCGCAATCACACAACCATTATTAACACCATGAAAATCGTGGAGAATTGGTTGAGTATGCCAACAATGTACAAAAAAGAATGTCAAATAATTAAAGCAATCGAAAAAGAATATGGAGAAAAATATCCGGACTGTGTTAGTTCACTTGTTGAACAAGGTGGATCCGCATTGGAGGTCTAACGAAGATTTAGTCAAGGCATTGACAAATAAATCTTTTGATCTGCCTACCCTCCAGGAGGTGGAGGATTATCTTCGGTCTCAGAAGGTGCGTGACCCTAAAGAAAATGCTGAACGATTCTTTAATTTCTATGAGTCCAAAGGTTGGATGATTGGTAAGAATAAGATGAAGAATTGGAAGGCAGCAATTAAAACGTGGAAGTTTGAAAAAGAAAATCAAGGTTTAATAGTATGAAAATCCAAATAGATTCCGAGCTCAACTACAAAGTTGTTAAGAAAAACTGGCCTAAGACCATTGCAATCATCTTCATTGTTTTGGGTCTCATAGTAATTAATTTGCACCTGCTGTTTGACAATCCTCAAGCACAAGTTATCTATCGCTACATCCACCCCACACATACCGGTGATGTACCGCTAACCCGGGACAGCATTACCAAATGTTTGGTAGAAAACGGGTGTGTGTTAGCGAATGTAGCTGTCGCCCAGGCACAAATAGAATCCGGCTTAGGTAAAAGCAATGTAGGTAGAAGAGCTAAGAATCTATTTGGTATTACATACCACAACTGCAAATATGTGACTGGCAAGTATGGTCCCTACGCTACCTATAATTCGTATCGGGATAATATAAAATGCTACATTCACATACAAGATCACTACCTCCGGGCAATCGATGGCAGATATGCCGAAGCTCCGGATTACATTCAAACAATTAAAAAATTAAAATGAAACACGACATAATTAAAACAGACGACTATCTACTTGTAGTAGATGAAAGTGAGATTAAAGGTTGGTATTACGATGCTTATATCAACAAAGTAAAACACAGTGGCGGTGCTGAATACGGGGAAAGCATTATAACAAGAAATATTATTGCTCACCTACCACTTAACGGCTCACCTATTCTTGAAGGTGTGGACTTGCTGCCTCCTTTGGGAGATAATGTACAGAAGTTGGTAAGGGAGCATTTTGAATTGGATAAAGAACTTAACAATCCATCCTCATTCAAATCAGGCTACAACAAAGCCAAAGAGAAGTACAAGTACACAGAGGAAGATATGAGGAAGGCTTGGAATACGGCATATATTGATGCTATGTCAATAGATGAAGAAACCTATAAACCTTTATTCTTTGAAGATTTTATCCAATCTCTATCACAACCAAAGATGCCTATTGGGTTTGAAAGAGAATTAGTTAATATAATGGGTAAAGGAGAGCCTATTACTGAACGTAACTCACAAGGACATATACAATGGGTAGGAACTTACATTTTTAATTAAACAGAATATGATAATAATACTAATAGTAATTTTAATGGTGGCAATAATTCTCATATACATTCTTGACGAGGAAAGAGATCATGCACCTCTGATAAGCTTTGCTTTAATAGGTCTTGTTGTCATGGGAGCAATCTTCGGCAGTGAAATTTCAAAATCAAGCAAGAAGAAAATCACACCAAAAATCAAAGTAGAATGCGAAGACAACAAGTGCGACACAACTTACATTTATTAATATGATACAAGTATTAGACAGACTGACAGAAAGCATTCAAGAACACAACCCAAGGGCTATGCAGATTGCAGAGCCCGAGACCAAGATTGACTACAACGAGTTCAACGCAAACATCAGACACCAATTAAAACAATTATATGACATTACGAGAAGTATTGAGGCTCAAGTTGCGGAAAGTAACCGTGCCCTCAGATCAAACCGGAGATGATAAGTTATATCATTTCTTCGAAGATGAGTTCAATGGGATTCCAGTGTTAGCCCAGGAAGATGAACGTGGCGAGTGGTATGTATCAGTGTTTGACTACAATTGTAGGTTCTATACCTACCGGTCTGCCAAACAGTTGATAGATTTAATTTCCTGTAAAGGTGTGAACTTTGAACAATATTAATTACATTTGCAACCCTTAATTTAAAACATATGACAGAAAAAGAAAAAATCGGAGCTATGATGAGCGCACTCGCTCTACAGCAAATCAATGTCAACGAAATCGTTGCCGAGGTAATTATCCTCACCTATGAAAAGATTAACGAGATTGGCGGAGAGTTTTCTCTCAATCACATTCGTGAAATCCAAATGGGTGTAATGGAGAAGTATAATGCCAACGTACAGCAACCGGAACAATGAAACGATGAGCTTTGATGAGCTGAGTCCCAACCTAATCAAATTGGTTGGGACTTGGACTCATTACCAATCTCAAAGTCAATTTGGATGGCCTAGCAATCAATTCACTTTCATTGAGTTTCCGGGTGGGCCTCAGATAATGAAGGGAATGGACTTAGGTACTTTAGTACCAGAGCTAAAAGGACGGATAGTTAAATACATCACAGTAGAAAGAGAAGTACTCATTCATCTATTTAAAACCAGAATGTACCCGGAGTGGGTAGAAGACCAGGAAATATGGTATGTAGATGAAAAAGAGTTTGTCTCTAAAAGAGATGCAGTAGAAGAATTTTATAAACAATTGAAATATGAGCAAAGCTAAACTAACATTTACCCTGCCGGAAGAGCAGGAAGAATTTGAAACCGCAGCCAATGGGTGGAAGTACAAAATATTAGTAGGAGAAATTAAGGAGAAGATTAGAAGAAGAATTAAAGACGAAGAATATAGCGAAGAAGTATTTGTCGTATTAAACGAATTACAGGAATTCATAATAACCACTTGCATTGATGAAGGATTAGAAACATGAACGCAGATAGACTGATTAAATTAGGAATTGATTTACGCAACCGGTGGTCCGGCAATGTAAAGACAACCTGCCCTAAATGTGCTAATTCCAGGAAGAAAAGTAAAGATCCTTCCTTATCTGTGAATATAGATGAAGGGGTTTGGAACTGTCACCACTGCCAATGGTCCGGTTCTGTTAATCAGTATGTGAGGCCCGAGCCCAAGCCTGCGGTCAGCTCACAGAATATATTCGATTGGTTCTCGTTACGTGGTATAAAGAAAGAAACGGTTGAGCACTTCGGTGTTTCTCAGGCTGTGGAGTGGATGCCTCAGACTCAGAAAGAACACCCGGTGATTTGCTTCAATTACTTTATGGATGGCGAACTGATAAACATTAAGTTCAAAACCAGAGAGAAGCATTTCAAGATGGTCAAAGATGCTCGCAAGATACCTTACAATATCGATTCTGTTAAGGATAAAGATTATGTAATTATCTGTGAGGGAGAAGAAGAAACTATGGTGTGGCATCAGTCCGGATTGGCTGCTATTTCTGTTCCCAATGGAGCTAGCAAGAACAATAATAATTTGGATTGGCTAGACTCAGTGTACGAGCTGTTAGAAAATAAAACGATTTATCTAGCAACCGATAATGATGAGCCTGGCAGAAAGTTGAGCGAAGATATAGCTCGCAGGTTTTCGGCCTCAGATGTACGGATAGTTGAATTCCCGGTATCTCAAAAGGATGCTAACGATTGTTTAAAAGCATATGGTCAAGACTTCGTTACCCGTTTATTTGATGATGCCAAGCCACTGCCGGTATCAGAGATCTCCAATGCCATGGACTATCTCTCTACCATTCAGTCCTACCACAAAGATGGTTATCCTATTGGTAGTCACGTTGATATGGCTGAGACCGATGCCCATATCTCATGGAACCGTGGCGAATTAGTTGTAGTTACGGGCATTCCAGGATCAGGAAAGTCGACATGGCTCGACTATATGTTCATCCGATTGGCCCATCTCAAGGGTTGGAAGTTTGGAGTATTCAGTCCGGAGAACGTAGCACCGCTCAAAATCACTCGCATGACTGAGCAGCTATTGGGCAAGGAGCTGAAGCAGATGAATGACAGGGAGATTGAGGTTGGCACCAAGGTTATCTCGAACTCGTTTTGGTTTTACAATGTAGAAACCCTTGAGGATTACTCCATTAACAACCTGCTGAGGATTGCAGAAACACTGATTAAACGCAATGGTATTGATTGTCTGTGCCTCGATCCTTTCAACTATATCGAACAGGAAGCCGGAGAGGAAAGCAGCAACGAGAAGATAGGCAACTTGCTACGCAAGTTAAAACAATTCGCAGTTAAAAATAATGTGAACGTGACTCTAGTAGCACACCCCCGGAAGATGGATAAGAGCAATGGTCAGTACAATGTACCTCGCCTGTACGATATCTCCGGTTCTCACCACTTCTTCAACGTACCGGATGTCGGCATAGCTGTACACCGCACGTTCGACAATGGTGTTAAAGATCCGGTAGAGGTCCACATTCAAAAAATCAAGTGGCACTTCCGGGGCAAATTAGGTAAGGTTGAATACGATTTCAATCGTGCTACAGGACAATACAGTGAAGATGGTAAATTTTATAATCTATTAAACAATGCTAGTAATAAACATACTGAGGTCGATATGTTCCCAGCTGAGCAAGCGTGGGCTCGAGGTCAAGGAATTCAATCTACCTCCGCCTTTGAAACAGAAATACAAACCGGAATCTTTTAGATATAACGATAAGCCCATACCGGTAGTATCGCAGGGTTGGGTGTTTGAAGGAAAAAGATGGTACAGGGAGTTCTATACTTCCGAAGGAATAATAAGAGTACAAGACATAGTGTATAAATTATGATAGTAGTATACGACATAGAGACATTCTCAAATTGCTTTACCTATATGGATTACAATCCTGAGACCCAAGAGGAAAATATGTTCGTGATTTGGGATAAGCAGAACGATACTGAGAAATTGGTAGCGTATCTAGAGAAATTAAGAAAAGATAAATACGGCATGGTGGGCTTTAACAATATCCACTTTGACTGGCCTGTACTGCATTATATATGGAATAGCGATAGGATAACTGCTGAGAAGATTTATAATCGGGCTCAGAGCATAATCAGCGAGGAAAAAAAGCAATACGTAGAAGAATTGATTCCTCAGCTCGATTTATTTCTGCTTAACCACTATGACAACAAAGCCAGGCGTACCTCACTCAAAGCATTAGAAGTTTCTTGCGGTTGGGATAACGTAATGGATATGCCTATGCACCATACCGAAACAATCGATGAGCATAAACTGAGTAGACTGATTGAGTATAACCGTAACGATGTCCGCTTTACTGCTAAGTTTTATGAGATGTGCAAGGAGAAA